CTCTAGTTTACCTCCTTCATTGGTTGGTAGGCATGGGCCGGGTGCGACGTTCGCTGATCGTGAAGACCTAACCACGGTCTTCGACAAAATGGCTTCTCGTCCAACTTTCACCCGTGATGTCCAGCATCTACTCCCCCAGTGGGGTGAGAATGCTTGGGGTAGAGCAGTCTACTCCGCTTCACGTCCGATCGTTGAGGTTCCTGGCAACCGTTTTAGTACGGTGCCAAAAGACGCGACCAAGCACCGTGGCATTGCCGCGGAGCCGTCGATTAACGTCTTCTATCAGCTCGCCGTAGGTACCGAGCTGAGGAGCCGGCTAAAGGAGGGAACGCGACGTGAGTCGCGGAAACTCCGATTCTCCGGCTGGGACCTCGACAGTGCGCAGGATATTCATAAGCAGGTTGCTTGTGAAGCCTCTATCCGAGGTCATCGTGCGACACTTGATCTGAGCAACGCTAGCGATTCCGTATGCCGCAACTTGGTGAAGTTGTGCATACCGTCGGCCTGGTTTGAATTGATGGACCTCTTAAGGTCGCCGCGCACTCGTCTCACGACGAGCGAGCAACATCGAGGCAGGCTTGGCTTACCCCCGGGAGGGGGCGACGTCGTACTCGAGAAGTTTTCGAGTATGGGGAACGGTTTCACTTTCGAACTAGAGACTATCATCTTCGCAGCCTTGTGCTGTGAAGCTCTCACCACACCCTGGCACCAAGCCAGGCTCGGTGAAGATGTCTACGTATTTGGGGATGACATAATTATCCCCACGTACGGCGTGAGAAGTGTGACCGCGGTATTGCGGTTTTGCGGCCTCGAGCTCAATCGGCAGAAGTCCTTTTCCAAGGGATCATTCCGAGAGAGCTGTGGGGGTGACTACTTTGCCGGGAAACCGGTCCGTGGCTACTTCCTTGAGGAGCAACCTTATGAACCGCAACACTGGATCTCGACCGCTAATGGCCTTCGCGCGTTGGCTTGCCGCCTTGCTCCCAACTTGGGTGCTAGCGGTTTGCTTCGCGCTTGGCTGCATTGCCTTGATTGTCTACCATCTCCCATCAGGAGATGTCGTGGCCCAGTTCTACTGGGCGACATCGTCATCCATGACGACGAAAGACACTGGCAAACACGGTGGAGAGGCCAGATCCGATACTTGCAAGTCTACCGTCCGGCGAGATACCGAAAGGTCCCGCTAGGATTTTGGGCTCCTAACGTGCAAGTAGCTGGCATCCTATATCTTCGTGCGCTAGACATGAGACGGCGCGAGGGTCGTGAGACCCTGTCGGCGGCTCGTCACGCAGTTGTTCCGCGTGATGGAGTCACTGGCTATAAGATAGGATGGACCACGTACAGCTAGCCGTACGTGGGGGACGTCTCACGACGTTCCGAGTTTGAGGGCGTATTGCCCTAAGAGAG